AAACATGATCAACAAGAAGTATGGTCCGGGTACCATGAAATATGGTTCAGAAACACCTCAACCACCAGAAAGACCTGATGTTATTGAAATAGATGCAATCAACAGATTTGTGAGAGATAATCCAATGGCTGAAGGTGGACGGATAGGATATAAAAATGCTAAATTAGTTATTCAATCACCTAAGATGACAGAAGAAAAACAAAAAATATCTAGTAGTCCTTTAAAAGAAGATTATTTAGGACAACTTAAAGATAAACGTAAAGTTAGAACTTCAAGTTTAAATGATGCAGTTGAGGTAAGAAATATAATAGTTAAAAATAAAGGACATATTTCAAATATAGAAGAGTTGGGTAAAAAAGCAGGTATCTTTGTTGAGGGTAAATCAAAAAAAGTTGATCCTAGAAAAGTAAAATTAGCTTTGGATTTAGCATTAGATAGTTTTCCAGAATTAAAAGATTTTCAATTGGCTGTTGATAAGTATCCCAACATTGATGGAAAAAAGTTTAGACAATTAGATATGATAGCCAAAAGTTTTGTAAATTATACAAATACAAAAAACCCTGCAGAAGCAGCTGCTCACTTACTTCCTGATAACATGGCCATGGTCTATGATTATGATGTTACAAAAAAAGAAACATTAGGAAAAGGTCTTTTTGATGTGGGGGAAAGAAACATAAATTTAAAGGATAAAAAATTTTTAATAGATAGAATCTCTACCTTAACAGGTCAAAATTTTAACATAGATCAACTTAATCAATTGATAACAGAAACACAAAACGTAAGAAAAAGTGAGGGTCGAGTAAAAGGTCAATTAAAAAGAAATGCTAAAATGAACGAGGATATTAAAAAACTCTATGATGATAAGGTTATACAAAACTTAATTAAAGGAGATTTAGATAACAAAACTAGACAAAAAATTTTAGATAGAGCTGTTGATATAGTGGGTGATGATTTGGCTATTGCAAGTAGAAGATTATTTCAAATGGCAGAATCAATGGCTGGAACTAGACCTATTGAAGGAATTATAGAAAATAAAAATTTAGGAAACAAATTAATTGATACTCAAAGAATTATTGGAAAAAACGTAAAAGATGGACGAGCATTTTCTAGTTTAGTGTATAATCACTATGCTAAAACAATTGATAATGCACTAGGAACAGGACCGGGTAAATCTTTTCTTGGATACTACCAACAAAAAATAAAAAACGCATTGGATGCAGGAATGGTGCCTGATGAAATATTTAGTGTAACAGCTTCTGCAAGAAGAAATATGCATCCTTATGCAATATTTACTCAAGCGTTAGATGCAGATGTAAACTCTTCTATTAAAGGTGCAAACTTAGATAGTTTATTAAGTAAAACTCATAGAAATTTACAAAAAATATTTAAAGGTAGAACCTATGATAAATTAAATACAGCAGATAAAAAAGCAGTGCAAAAACTTGTAAGTACTTTTGAAAATGCAAAAAAAGATGTTCTTAAAAACTTAAAACCAGAAGTTAGAGATACAATTCAACTTGCAGAATTTGATCTTAAAAATCCACCAAGTAAATCTATAGCTAATTATGATTCTTACGATAAAAATTTACAAAAAGCTTTTGATAAATCTTTTAAAAAGACTGGTTATAGTATGAAAGTTACTAAAGATATGAAAACGCAAAAAGAATTATTGAAAGAAATAGAATCATACGTTACAGACAAAACAGGTACCGTTAAACAACCAATCTTATCTTCTGGGTTTTCTGGTGCGTTTGAAATGTTATCTGATGATTTAAAAAAAATTACTAATACAGAAGGTTTTAAAAAGTTTTCTAAAATTGCAAAAACACCAGGTAAGTTTTTTGGAATAGGTGACGTTGCATTAGGTTATTTAGATTATAAAAATAACATTGGTAAAGGAGATAGTGAAAAGTTAGCTACAAAAAAAGCATTACAAGCTATGTCTTTTGGTTTATGGAAAGGTGGAGACAGAGAATATCTAAACGAATTAAAAAAAACATACGTTAAAAATGGTGGAGACGAATCTGTGTTTGATCAAGTTATAAGTTTAAATACACAAAACTCAGAATTAATGAGTCTTGTAGAAAAAACTAAAGAACAATATCAAAGAGAATCAGAAAACGAAAAAACATACGGAACAGCTGGTGGACCTGAAGCCATAAAATTTCAATTATCAGTTCCTTCAGCTTCTGATACATTAAAAACTAATTTAAGTGCAATAAAAAATAAAGCAGAAACAATGGATAAAGATTTTACTACTTTTACAGAAACATATAAAGGCACCGATCTAACTCAACCCAGTAAAGATATTAAAGCAGCTGCTTTTGAAGATTTAACTGAAAAAAAGAAAAAAGTTTTTGACACACAAAGCAAACAATTAAATACTGAAGCAGGTCCAATTGGTAATTGGTTATTAAATAATCTTTTTACTTTAGATCCAATTGGCAAAACAAAAGAACAAGCTTACATAACTGAAATGGCAGAAAATTATCCTCAAGAACTATATAGATATAATTTAGCAAGAGGTGTAGATCCTGATAATCCAGTAACTTTTGATGCCACTAGTAATCTTATATCAAAACCAGAATTAGGTTTTAATTTTTCAGAAGGCGGTATAACAACATTAAGGAGTAAATATGAGTATAAAAAATAAACCAACAAAGAAAAAACTAAATATGGCACAGAAGATGAAAGCCAATCCTGGTTTTAAATGGTGGGCAGTACCACCTAAAAAAGGACCTTTATCACAAGGGTTGAAATTACCACCAAAACAAGTTAAGAAAGTCTAGGAGAAAATATATGGCAGATATAGACAAAGCTCTCCCTAACGAACGACCTGAAGACGAAGTTTTAAAAGAACAGATGGAAGAGGTTGATGTTGCAGACGAGTTAGGTAAGGGACCAGTAGAAATTACAGAAGATGATGCAGGGGCTACAATTGATTTTGACCCTAACGCAATGCCAATGCCACAAGAAGGTGGTGATCACTTTGCAAATTTAAATGAATTACTTCCAGAAGACGATACAAGCGCCATGGGTAGTCAGTTACAAAACGACTACATGGAATATAAAATGTCTCGTAAAGAATGGGAACGAGCATACATTACTGGTTTAGATTTATTAGGATTTAAATATACAAATAGAACAGAACCTTTTCAAGGAGCTAGTGGTGCAACACACCCAGTTCTTGCAGAAGCTGTTACACAGTTTCAAGCTTTAGCTTACAAAGAATTATTACCGGCAGATGGACCCGTTAGAACAATGGTTATGGGTGCTTCTAATCCGATAAAAGAAATGCAAGCTCAAAGAGTTAAAAATTTTATGAACTATCAATTGATGGATCAAATGAAAGAATACGAACCTGAGTTTGATCAAATGTTATTTTATTTACCTCTTGCAGGTTCTACATTTAAAAAAGTTTATTATGACGATTTATTGGGAAGAGCTGTTTCAAAGTTCATCCCAGCGGATGACCTTGTTGTTCCATATACGGCTACCTCATTAGACGATGCGGAAGCAGTCATCCATGTTATCAAGATGTCAGAGAATGATCTGCGTAAGCAAATGGCTGCAGGTTTTTATTCTGACATCGAGTTAACTAAACCAACTGGTACAGTTACAAACGAGTTGGAAGAAAAAGAAAGAGAAGTCGAAGGACTTACAAAATCCCAAAGAGTAGATCCTTTATACACAGTTCTAGAATGCCACGTTAATTTAGATCTGGAAGGATTCGAAGACCTTGGCCCCGACGGAGAGCCAACGGGAATAAAATTGCCTTACGTCGTTACAATCGAGGAAGGTAGTAGGAAGGTTTTGTCTATTAGACGAAACTTTGCGCCCAATGATCCAAAGAAAAATAAAATCCAATATTTTGTCCACTTCAAATTTCTGCCAGGACTAGGATTTTATGGCTTAGGATTAATTCATATGATTGGCGGATTGAGTCGTACTGCAACTGCGGCTCTCCGTCAATTATTAGACGCTGGAACATTATCCAACCTACCCGCAGGATTTAAGCAGAGAGGTGTCAGAGTAAAAGATGATGCCGCAAATATACAACCAGGAGAATTTAAAGATGTTGACACTCCAGGTGGTAATTTAAAAGATGCATTCGTATTCCTACCATACAAAGAACCATCACAAACTTTATTGCAGTTGATGGGAATTGTAGTGCAAGCAGGACAAAGGTTCGCGTCCATTGCTGACATGCAGGTCGGGGACGGGAATCAACAGGCCGCTGTTGGTACGACCGTAGCTCTTTTAGAACGTGGTTCAAGGGTAATGTCAGCAATCCATAAAAGACTTTATGTGTCTTTAAAAAATGAATTTAAATTACTGGCAAATGTTTTTAAAACTTATCTTCCGCCAGAGTATCCTTACGATGTTCCGGGTGCTGCAAGAAATGTTAAACAAACAGATTTTGATGACAGAGTAGATATACTACCTGTTGCTGATCCAAATATATTTTCAATGAGTCAAAGAATTTCTATGGCTCAAACACAATTACAATTAGCAATGTCTAATCCACAAATGCACAATATGTACAATGCATATAGAAATATGTACACAGCAATTGGAGTAAAAGACATTGATAGAATTTTACCACCACCCCCACCGAATCAACCTAAAGATCCGGCAATTGAGCACATTGATGCAATGGGGATGAAACCTTTTCAAGCGTTTCCAGGTCAAGATCATAGAGCACACGTTACAGCTCACTTAAATTTTATGGCTAGTAATTTTGTTAGAAATAATCCTAGCATTACTGCAGCGTTAGAAAAAAATATTATGGAGCACATATCATTGATGGCACAAGAACAAGTACAATTAGAGTTTCAACAAGAGTTTGCTATGTTACCACAATTACAACAGGCAGCTACAATGAACCCTCAAGTACAACAACAGTTTCAACAAATTTCACAAAAAATAGAAGCTAGAAAAGCTATTTTAATTGCAGAGATGACTGAGGACTTTATGAAAGAAGAAAAAACTATTACATCTCAGTTTGATCATGATCCATTGCTTAAATTAAAACAAAGAGAAGTTGATCTTAAAGCTATGGAAGAAGAACGTAAAATGAAAGAAGATGAAAATAGAATTAATCTTGATAAAATGAAGATGATGCAGGCTAGAGAGATTAATGATGAAAAACTAGAACAAAACGAAGATTTAGCTAATTTAAGAGCGGAAACAGCTATGGCTAAATCAATGATATCAGCTGATGTTAAATTAACATCAGATCAAATGAAGGCTAAAGACGTAAAGACCTTGAAAGGTCCGAGAAGTTAGTATATTAATAATTAGGAGAAAAATATGGCAAAAGACACATTTAAACAGTTCGTTAACAAAGACGGCTACGCTAAAGGTGGAATTCCTGTAGAAGAGTCTTCTCAAAACTTAGAATTAGATCCAAGATCTAAAACAAGTATTAGAGGAAGAAACTATATTGCACAGGGAAACACTGTAGACGTTAAAGGTACACGAGCTATTAGAAAAGAAAAAAAACCTGTAAAGGCTACTTGGTACTAACATGTGGTTATCGGCAATTAAATTAGCCGTTTCTGCTGGAAGTAAGATTTATGCTAATAAGCAT